AAGCCATCGGCCACGTACAGCCGCAGTATGAAGGGCAGATCCAGGTAGTTGGAGGTGACATTGCCTTCCACCTTCAGTCCGTCGGCATTCAAGATCGTACCTGTGCCTTTCACCGTATACAGGATGGCCGGTTCAATGGCGACCAGTTTTGAAAGCATGATGTTTACATAGCCACCGACATGAAAACCGAAGGTCGGTTTCCAGTCATCGGGATAGATCAGTTGACCTTCAAAATCCAGGGCGGGAAATTCGTTGGTCCAGCTGTTGGCATTACCGCCTCCACGTATGCCAAAACTCGATTTGGGGTAGGCCTCCTGTGCCCGCCCCTGTGTATGGATAAGTAGCAGGCATAAACACAAAGTGACAATGCTTGCAAATGGAGCAAAGCGCCTGGTTAAGGCATTTCTGTTTTCTGATGGTTGGTTCATCGTTGATTTCATGGTTATGATTTTTTTTGGCCCCGGGGGCCGGTGATTGTAATTATTTAATTGGTTTCACCTGTAGGTCGCACAAGGTTCTGAAAGGTTACCCTCGCTGAGTAAAAAAAATTGAAAAGGATGTTATAAAGAATGGTGACTGAGGTCGGGGGTAGGAGGTAGGAAGAATTTGATACACATCCACACTTTACCTTCTGTCCTATAACACCTGATTTAAATGGCTGATCATTACATCCTGATTTTCCAGGGAATCTCTTGAATGCCGATTGCCGATTGCCGATCAAAGAGGGGCGATTACAGATGGATGCGTGCCTCAAAGTCTGTTAACCGGTGTTCGGTGCTTGTGAATTGAATAGGATGTTGTGTAAGGCGCAGGAAATGGTGTGATCAGCCATTAGGATATTGCTGCCGGCAATGGAGGAACTGATCACTGACCACTTGATGGGCCGGTGTTGGTGTTCCCACCAGCATCAATGGTACCTGCACCTGGACCAATTCAGGCCCGGAAATGAGAAGTATGTACTCCTTGTAGCCGACAATCTTTTAAAAGACAGGGCTTCAGGAAAGATGTGGGCAATTACCTGTTGTGGTTCAAAAAGACCATCAACGGCCCAAAATTATTGTGCGTACGATGTTGACGTTTTGCGATTTCAGTCCCGGATGATTGCATTTGTCATTCTGAGCCTGCCGAAGGGTCTTACGATCAAAGGAAGCAACCATGTATGCATTGGAAGCTCAAATCACAACTATTGGTTAGCGTCAGAGTACCGGCAGGGACTGCTTCGCCATTTGTCAGTGGCTCAGCGTGAGGGTGGTAGCGTAGTTGTGGTCCGGGGTTCTGCCTGTGGATTCAGAGCTTTGGTATTACCCTAGCGTTTCCTGATTGCTGACCGCCTGAAACCCGACACATTCAAATTGATATCCGTATTGGGATCGTAGTCTTCATTATCCGTGTATATGATTTCGCCCCGGTTGTTCTGCCAGCGGTGGTCCCACTGGTTGGTGCCGATTTCGATCTCATTGGTGTAGGGATTCACGTACTCCTCCTGTTCAGTGAGGGTGAGGTACATGTCGTTTTGAATTTCAACATTGGTCTTCTGCCTGTGGGCCGCAATGTCTTTGTCGATGTTTTGAATTTGTTGCTGCACCTCGATCAGCTCCGCACCGCGTCTCTGCTGCCCTTTCAATTCCCCAATTAACCATTGGGTGTCAATGACTACTGAAGTATGTATGGTTTCCAGGAGCGGTGCCCACTGCTCCAATTCACCTTTTGGGGCCCTGATGTACATACAGCCTTTGTTTCCCCACATGCCTGCACCCACCGGTCCCCAGTCTTCGATGACGGCTATGATTATTTCTTCGTACTGCCTGCCGTTCTCGGAATATTCAATAGTTGCCATGGCAGCATGGTACGACATGGTGAGCATGGGTGTTTTGGAGGCAAATTCGCGATAGACGCCTGCCAGCCCGTCCAGCGGTTTTTGGGCTTGTGCGACAATTTGGGTGAATACTTGGTTGACGGTGTTGGCCGCCTGCAGGACCGCTGAACTAATCACCAGTTCAATCCGTTGCCACACGGCGCTTATGCGGGCCAATAGTTTGTCGCCCTCGCCGATCATGATGCCCACCGCGGCTTTCCAGTTGATCGGGAAATTCAGCGCGCTCCGCGCTAGAAGCCCAACCTCTTTGTTCAGTTGATCCGATGCCCCAGTCAGCAAGCCCAGTTCCTCGTTGGCGATTGCCACACCCTCCTGCACCGACTGTGCCCACAATTCGACTTCGACGCGCAGCGCATCAAACCCGATCCCGGCTTGCACATTGGCGCGCAACGTTTCCAGCTGTGCGGTGGCCCGCTCCATGATCGCAATCAACGGCACACTCACCGGTTGTTCGAGGGCTTCTTGCAGTTCCTGGTAGCTGTCCGCTAGCCGGTTAAAGGTGGGTCGGAGGTTGCCCGCCATCCGTTGCGCGGCGCCCTGGTAGGCTTCCAACGCGGCGATCAGCACATCCTTGAACAGGTCAGAGGTAACCAGCCCCTGTTTGACCAGATTGCGGAACCCGTTGGCCGGCAGGCCCGCGGCCCGGTCCAACTCCTGCAGAAAGCCCGGCATCGGCTCGATAACCTGGTTAAGCTCCTGGGCTTGCACGGTGCCTTGGGTGAGCGCCTGCCCCAAACCGTAGAACACCAGTTCCTGGCGCTCGGTGTTCAGCCCCAGCAACCGGGTGGCATTCAAGATGCCTTCGAGGACTTGCTGATTCTCGCGCCGGGTCAGCACCCCTGAGCGTTCCAACGCGAACAGTCGCACAGCGCTAGCGCGCACCACATCCAGCCGGGCGCTATAGTCCTGCGAGGTTTGGTTGAGGTATTCCTGCACCTCCGCGTAGTCGCGCGCCGAGGCGGTGAGGAACTGCAGGTTGGAACGAAAATCCTGGAAATTCGCAATCACCCGCGCGCTGTCGGTGGCTAATTTCCCAAAGGCAACGCCTCCGACCACGGCGCCCAAGCCCCGCAACGCAGTGCGGGCCACGTTGGCGCTGCCGGCAAACTGATTCAGCCCGCGTTGTCCTTCACGCAGATTGCGCCGGAACCGCTCGTCGCGGACCAGCAATTCTATGATGATGCGGTTATTAGCCATGCTTTTGCTGCTCTTGCGCGGCTTGGTGCGCTTGTTCGAGGGCTTCTAGGTGCGCGGTGTATTCCTCCACCGCGGCCCGGTATCGGTCCCAACTGTAATGCCAGACTCCAGCCCCGTGCCCCGCGCGGGCTAGACTGCTGGCGTTATGCCGTAGCCGGGTTAGCTGGTCGGTATAGCTGACGGCGGGGGCGTCGGCGTCGGCGCGTACATCCGCGCCCACAGGTCGAAAAAAACCGGGTTCACCTCTTTAGCGACGGGGATAATCTCCTGCAAGTCTGACGGGGCGAGTTTGCGGAAAGCAAACTGGTCGATGTCCACCATCCGGGCCACGTCGTCTAGGTTGACCTGGTCGGGAAACAGCAGCATATCCACCCCGACCGACTTCGCGGCCCGCTCGGCGGCGCTCGGGCTGTTGTTGGCCTCTGACTCGGCGATTCGATCCGCCAGCCAATCGTCGATCTCTTCCAAGGACAGTTCGCGGACGGTGATTTTCGCGCCATCGGCCAGTTGTACGGTTTTGGTTTTCATGTCACCTCTAATCTGTGTCGTGGTACGCGGTGCGTACCCTACTTAGTCTTTAAACCTCAAATCGAAATACGGGCTACCACTGCTGCGCTGATCGTCCAGCAGGGCGGGCAATGAAAACGACGGTTTCATGACTTCCTTGGCCACCAGGGTCATTTCGTTAAGCGCGGCCATGCCGACCTTGAAAACATCCAGGGTGAACGGGTTTAAATTGTTGGCCACGTTGACCCCATCCAACCGAACCCAGCGTTCCGCCTGCCCGGAGGTAAAGGCGCCGACTTGGGTCAGTGCATCGTGGTCATAGTTCACCTCAATGCCGATCGAGTCGGAGGGGTCGGTATCGGCATCGGTGTCGATAGCCCCGCCGGCGACAATGTTAATGCTGCCCCACTCGCTGTTGACCGTGTAGTCGTCATTGAGGGCGTAGCTTGGCGATCCGCCCGGCCCGGTCACTGAGCTGACCGTGACGCCTAGATGGTCTAGCAAGTAGGTGCCGCCGCCCAGGTAGACGGTGAGCGCCTGCATGACGCCGGTGTCGGCACTGACCTTGGTTTCCGTGCCGTGCAGCAGTAGACTCAGCACATCGGTGCGGAGCGAAACCAGATTGCCTTCGATGCGCGGTTTCTGGCTGATCGGGATTTCCTGAGCGATGCCTAGTCCGCCGGTGCCGGTGTCTTCGATCTCCAGTTTCTCTTCTTCGTTGACCAGTTTCAGGCCGTTTTCGACCAGTCCCACACAAAACCCGTTGTACGGCTGGCCGTTGGCGTCGCGCTCAAACAGCAGCATAAACGCTTGCCCCAGTCGGGTTTGTTTGGTGTCGAAAGTAGAATAATTACGTGCCATGGTGGCGGACTCCTCTAGGTTACCAACTGGATTGGGTGCGGAACCATTCCACACTCAATTCCCATTCGTTCATCGCCATCGGTCGGTGACTGTCGTTATCCGGCCGCATGGTGACGCGCTTTAATTCCGCCAGCACAGTGGGCGGCCCCTGCCAGCTTTGCAGGGCGGTTTGGGTGGCGTCTTCCAGATCACTGAGCGCCTGATAAGCCAGGGCATAGTCGTCTGGGTTATGGCCCCATAATTCCAAGTAAAATTTCGCCTCGCCGCGGTCCTGTTCCAAATCCATCCAGTCATAGTCCCGCGCGGCCCGAATCACATTGATGCGCGGCTGATCCGGGATTTCGGCATCATCGCCCAGGTGCACTTCCGTGCCGGGCAATTCGGTGGCTAGATGATTGTGCAGGTGCTGCAGCAGGGTCCACCAGATCATGGGCCACCCGCCAAGCGGCGCACGGTGCGCGTGACATCGGCATCAACCTGCTGTTTGACCAACGGGTCCATGGTCTCGAAGGTGCGCCGGGCGAAGCGGTTGGGCGGTATGCCTTGGCGCGCGATCTTGCGAGCGACCCGCCAGGCCACATTCCGTTCCTCGCCGGCGCTAGGGCGTAAGACCACCCGGGCCCAGTCGATGATTTTCTGAATTGGCGGCATACGGCCACCCGGCCGCCGGCCTCGCTCCACGTAGAGCCCATGGGCGACGTGAGGCCCGACAAACCAGCTTAGGCGGGTTTGCTGGTCGGCTTTGATGCTGTTGGCCAGTAACGTCTCGGCTTTTGGCGCTTCGCGCTTCATTTCGCGGGCGGTGAGCTGCGCCCCGCGGGCTAAGCTGCGCTCCAGGGTGGCCACCAATTCCGGTTCCATGCGGCGTAGTAGCCGGCGGGCGCGGGCATCGAGCAGCCGGAGGTCATAACTCATGTCAACCGCTCCCAGTGTTCGGTGAGGTGACGGAGCGCGGCCAACGGCGTGGTTTCTTTAGACGCGCTGCCTAAGCCTTTGCTGAGCTGGATCGGGCTGACCACGTTGCTATTGACCAACTCGCTCATCGCTTGGATTTGCGCGGCCAGCAATAATCGGTTGAGGTCATGATCCGGCACGGTGGATTCTTCTGGCGTGTCGCTCAACACATGCGCGGCGTGGTAAGAGAATTCAAAGGTCGCCCCACACAGGGCAATGTCGGTTGCTGTCGGGGCGAAATCCAGGACCAGCTCCGGGCCATTGCTGGTGTGCTGCACCGTGCCCCAGGGGATCTGCTGCGGGTAACCGTCTTCCCACATTTTATTGACCCGGCGCTGCGCTTGGCCCCAAAACACTACCGCTAGATTCAGCATCCGATCCGGTGCGGTGTAGGCGCGCTGATCGGCTACCAGGGTAATGCTAGAGCGGCTTAGCAACGGCCAGCGGGCGGTGTAGGCAATCAGGCCGCTTTGGACGTGGCGAATCAGGTCCGCATCGACCGGTTCGGCAAACCGCTTCACGGCGTCGCCGAGCTGGGCTTTGTGGCTGTTGACGACTGTGGTTAGTAGGAGAGTCATGTCACCAACTCAATGATTGTTACCAAAAGGTGTTCACCCCAAAACCCAAATCACTTCACCGCCCGACACTGGGATGTGTGGGGAAATCGTTAAGATGCCGGGAGCGCCTGCTGTGAATATACTACTTACAATTGCTTCAATATCGTTAATTCGAATCTGTTGCGTTGCGCCAAATGGTGCGGTGTCAGTTAAGCCTATCACGCCAGCCCCGTAAAGCTGCGTTACTGTCTCGCCCGAATCAACCCAGGTGTCGCCCGCCGGTATGTAGGGTTGCCACAGCGTAGGCGTAATATCTGGCGTCTGCCCAGTAACCGAAACATGACTGATTTGACTAATGTAGAGCGAACCGCTAAAGCGCCGAATCGCGCTTTTAGTGATGTCTTCATTCGCTACCCAATCCAGATAACCATCGCCTTCGGCCCGGTAGATCACGAATAACGCCGGGATATCAGCGACAGGGTGCTCAGTACGAGCGTGGCTCTGTCTACACATTACCGGCGTGCCGGAATTATCGTAAATTTGTCCGGCCT